TAAACGGTAACCCTCTGCCGTTTAAAAAGAAAGAAGAGTATTTTGAAAATGATTTTATTAATAGATCACAACTGGTAAAATGGTGCGAATCAGCTCCAAGCTCAGAAGTCAAAAATTACATTCTTGAATTAGCTAGAAGAAGAATAAAAAGAAAAAAATACACAAAAGCTCCATTTTATTTAGAGCTACTTAAACGGCAGTTACCAGACTTAGACGCGTATAAAAAACATTTTGGTACATATACGAAAGCTTGTGAGGCTATGGGAGCGAAACCTATTTTTTACAAAGGTATGCCGAAAGAATTTAACAGAAATGTAGATACAAAAGTTTTAATAGATACTCGAGAACAACAGCCACTAAAGTTCAATCAATCTGAAATTTTAAAATTAGATTTTGGAGATTATACATTGGGAGGAAGCGATTTTTCGAATACTTTTGTAGATAGAAAAAGTTCTGGAGATTTTTTATCAACCTTTGGTGGCCAATCTGACAGATTTAGAAGAGAAATGCAGAGGTGTGTAGAACTTGATAGCTACATGTATATAGTCATTGAAAAATCCATCAAGGCTATAGAAAAAGAATCTATTTTTCAAAAGGGTAGAAGAGCGCCCAAATTAAACTGGGTATTTTCTAACTTGATATCTATACAGCACGAGTTTGCGGGGCACTGTCAGTTTGTATTTACAAATAGTAGAAAACACAGCGAAGAAATAATACCAAAACTTTTATACTTAGGTAAAAAATTATGGGATGTTGATATTCAATATTTTATAGATAAGGAGGAAAAATGAGTTGGGAATTAGGAAACCAAAAGCCTTTAAAAAGAGAAGATGTCAATAAGCAGGTATTAGAACTTGAAGGTTATCTTGAAGATACAAAAGCTAAAGTTTGGTTATATAAATTTTTAAAAGAAAATGTAACGTTTGCTACAGAGCTGTTAACTGGTATCGAGCTTTTTCCTTTCCAACATATGGCGGTTAAGGCTATGATGGAAAATGATTATTTTTTAGGCATCTGGTCTCGTGGCATGTCTAAATCTTTTTCTACTGGCATCTTTGCGCTACTGGATGCGATGATGAATCAAGGCGTACACATAGGAATTATATCAAAATCTTTTAGGCAGTCTAAGATGATCTTCCGAAAGATAGAGGATATATCGCAAGACTCAAAGTCTGAGCTATTTAGACAATGCATAGGTAAAGTAAGCAAGTCTAACGATGAATGGTCCATGCAAATAGGAAAGAGTCGCATCACAGCTTTGCCGCTTGGTGACGGGGAAAAACTGCGTGGTTTTCGTTTTCAACGTATCATTATTGACGAGCTTCTACTTATGCCAGAAAAAGTTTTAAATGAAGTTATTATGCCGTTTTTGGCTGTTGTAGAAAACCCAACAGAAAGGCAAAAAATCAAAGATGCGGAAGATGCAATGATTAAGGCTGGCAAGATGACAGAAGACGAAAGAACAGAGTGGCCGTCTAATAAAATGATTGGTTTGTCGTCAGCATCGTACAAGTTCGAATATCTCTATAAAATGTATCAAGCCTATGAAAACATGATCTTTAATCCTGGGGTTAAAAACAAAGGTAGGAGATGCATTATGCAATTTAGCTACGATTGCGCACCAAAGGCTTTGTATGATGAAAATTTGATCTCTCAAGCCAAAGGTTCAATGAGTCAATCACAGATTGATAGAGAGTTTAACGCTCAATTTACTGATGATAGCGCTGGTTATTTTAAAATTAGTAAAATGGCAGATTGCACCATTGTAGACGGAGAATCGCCTTCTGTAGAAATTGCTGGCGAAGAGGGAGCTGAGTATATCTTAGCATTTGACCCATCTTGGTCTGAATCTGAAGCTTCTGATGATTTTGCTATACAAGTAATAAAATTACTACCAGAAGAAAAAAAAGGCGTGTTGGTGCATAGTTACGCTTTACCAGGAACAAATTTAAAAAAACACATAACTTACTTTAAATATATATTGGATCATTTTAATATTATTATGATTGTCGGAGACTATAATGGCGGTGTGCAGTTTATGAACTCTTGCAATGAAAGTGATATATTTAAAAAAGAAAATTTAAACATTGGAATGTTTGAGGGCAACTTTAATAATCCTCATGATTATATACAAGACCTTAAAGAGGCGAGAAGAAAATATAATTTACAAAGTAAAGTTATATGTCATCTAAGAAAACCTTTATCAGTATGGATAAGAAATGCAAACGAAATGTTACAAACAGCTTTCGATAGAAAAAAATTATACTTTAGGGCTACAGCAATGGATGATAATTATTCTATACAGAAAGCCAAAAGAATACCAATAAAGGATTTAAAGTTCTCAAAATATGAGGATGAAAAAAATATAGGAGCTAAAATGATTGATTTCATTGAACATCAAAAAGATATGATTGATTTAACAAAAGCTGAATGTGCACTTATACAAGTTTCAAGTTCGGCTGGAGGTACTCAAAGTTTTGATTTGCCACCTAACTTAAAAAGACAAAAAGGAGTAGACAAAGCAAGAAAAGACTCCTATTCTGCTTTGGTTCTAGGTAATTGGGGCATGAATATATATTACGACATGATGAATCTGCCCCAAGAAAGCAATCAAGGATTTACTCCGATGTTTTTGTAAAAAGTTGAGAAAGTTACTTTTAAAAGTGTAATTAACTTTATAATAAAATATGGCCAAGAGAAAGTATACAAAAAAATCTGATTATTGGAATAAATTTAAAAGAGTTGCGATTGCACATCAATCACAAAATTTAGAAGAGTTTGAGCCAGCTACAGCTGGGGAAGCATACCACGTTTCCGAGGGCTCGTACCAAAGATCGGGTTCATCAACCACAAGCCGAAACACAAGAACATCATCACGTATAAACCGATCTTCTGTTACGGGCCCCCTCAATCGTTTTTCTCAAATCAGAAAAGGTTTATTACCTTATGAACTTTCATCTGATGGAATAAATGTTAGAGAAGCGATTGAGTTATGTCAAAAAGCATATGCAAATGTTCCTATATTTAGGAATACGGTGGACATGATGTCTGAGTTTGCAAACGCTGAAATATATCTAGAAGGTGGTAATGCAAAATCTAGAAGTTTTTTTGAAAAACTTTTTAAAAGAATAAAATTGTGGGATCTTAAGGATCAATACTTCAGAGAATATTATAGAAGCGGAAATATTTTTATGTACCGTATTGATGGCAAGTTTAATCTAGAGGATTACAAAAAATTTGCACAAAACATATCTGACGCTCCATCAACAAACAAATTTCCTTTAAAGTATATTATTTTAAATCCTTTTGAAATCGTGGCAAAAAGAAGTACGGTATTCAGTACAAAAGGAGGAGCATATGCAAAGATACTCTCTGAGTTTGATATGGAAAGACTCGCTAATCCAAAAAATGATTATGATAGAGCTGTGTTTGAAGCGCTAGATCCAAAAGATCAAAAGTTGATTAAAGATGGGGCTTACTTTAAAAATGGATTACAGATTAATTTAGATAATTCTAGATTAGCTTACAGCTTTTACAAAAAGCAAGATTACGAGCCGTTTGCTATTCCATTTGGATATCCTGTTCTTGAGGATATAAACGCAAAAATGGAAATGAAAAAGATGGACCAAGCCATCATGAGGACAGTCGAAAATGTCATACTTATGATCACAATGGGCGCAGAGCCAGAAAAGGGAGGCATTAATCATAACAACGTCAAAGCAATGCAGCAACTTTTTCAAAATGAATCTGTAGGAAGGGTTTTAGTTTCTGATTATACTACAAAAGCTAATTTTATAATTCCAGACATTAACAAAGTAGTTGGAGCTCAAAAATACGAAGTCATTAATCAAGATATTAAAGAAGGACTTCAGAATATAGTTGTAAGCGACGACAAATACAATGGCACGGAAGTTAAGGCAAGAGTTTTTTTAGACAGACTCAAAGACGCAAGAGAAGCTTTTGTCAATGACTTTTTGCAACCAGAAATACAAAGGATATCTAAAGATTTGGGATTTAGATCTTACCC